ATGTTTGCGAAAGTATTTTAAGACCATCATTAAAACGACCACCATCACTTGTTGCTTTTGTAAATGCAGTATTTAAGATGTCAAATGTAAGTTTGCCCTCTGAAGCTAAATCCATTATTTTACCCTCCGCAACACCCATTTCTTCAGAAAGAAGTTGTAATATAGGCACCCCATTGTTTATAAATTGGCGTAAGTCCCTTGTCATCACACGCCCTTCTGCGGCAGCTTGACCAAAAGCTACTGCAATACCTGTAAGATTACCACCTGTTATAGCAGATATATCACCAAGCATTTTTAAAGATTTGAAAGCATCATCTGATGATTGACCAAATCCCATTAACATATTGTTTACATCTGTAAGTTGTTGTAATTGCAAAGGTGTTTCTGCACTAAATTGCACTAATCTCTCAAAAGATTTAGCACCTGCATCTGCAGATCCTGAAAGTGTATTTAAAGTAACTCTTAATCTTTCAAATTTAGCTGCTTGTCTTAAAGCTAATGTACCAACTGCTGCAAGTGGAAGTGAAACCCTTGTAGAAAGCATACGACCTGTTTTGGTCATTTGATTGCCAAAACTTTTAAGTTTATTGCTTGATTGTCCAATAGCACTATTGAATTTTGTATTGTTAGCAATAAAGTCGAATCGTAATTTAAAATTTTGGTCTGCCATAGTACAAAAATAACTATTTTTTATTCAACTTACTATTAATGAGTTCTACATACTTTTCAAAATCCTCTCTTGATGTTTTAGCTTTATTTCGCTCAATATTATCTTGTGGCAATTCAAAGAGTTGATGTGGTTTTATCATATCAGATTTTTTACCCACATTGACATTATGTATCATTGCAGCTAAATATCTAAATTGTTCCCACTCGGCATTTATCCTAATTACAAAGGATTCTGAAAGGAGTTTGTTTTCTTTAAATGTATTAGTCCAAAACTCGTTTGGATTTATACCACAATAACCAATGTAGAAATCAATTATATCTTCCCAAGAAGTTTTATCGGTTATTTTTTTTTTGAATCATCTTTTGGGTTTCTACTTAAACCTGCATTTAAATCATTACCCAAGATTCGAGATTCGGTCATTGCTTTAATAATCTTTTCAATGTCCTCTGAAGTAACATCTTCAAGCCAATTACCAACATCAAAGTTATCATAGTCAATTTCTTTTTTATTCTCTTGATCGTAAGTTAAAATTCCTGCATATACTATCGTAATGATAGCTTTAAGTGAAACACCTTTCTCAAAAACACCACCAATTTCATCAAGTGAAATATCGAGCATATCTGTAAAGGTTGCCCAAAAGTTCATACTAAAGTGTAATGTACGATTCTTTCCCCCTATTTTAAGAGTGTAATAACCTCTTTGTTTTGTCATTTAAAATAGTTTACAATAACAAATATAACAATTACACATTAAAAATCAACTATTTAGTATTAGTTAGTAGATTCTGTGATTGCACCTGTAACCGTAATAGTACCTGAATATGTAACTGCTTCTTCCATTGCACCACTTATTTCACAAGAAGACATAAAACCTTCTCCTGAATAAATCGTATCACCTGTGGCAGCAGTACCGAATGTGAAGTCTAATTTTTGACGAGTTAAAAGTTTGTGTGCGATTTCTTTACCACCATTAGCATCAGTATAATCAACTAAACCATCGAAAGATATTTCTGCTGATCTTAACCCTGCAATAACTTCAGAGAATCCTGCTGAATCTTTTGTAGTGGCATCTGCCATATCGTTTGTAAATGAAATTGAACACGATGTAGTGTGTCCTATTGTAGCAGGAGAACCTGCATCATCTGCTATTTTGATTAAAAGGTTTGTTCCGTTGAATACTGTACTTGCCATAACTTATAATTTTTATACTACAAATATAATTAAAATTTGATTAATAATTTTTTGATGATTTTGTTCCAACCAGTAGCAAACCAATGGTTGAAGTTTCTAATCTTTTGTGCTAAATATTCAAATATCTTTGCCATAATTTATTTTTTTTTAAATAACATATCTTTTAGTTTTATTGCAGTATAAAAAAGAGTTACTACAATTAGAACACTATTCATATATTCGTTAAATTCTGCTATGCTAATCAAACTCACAAAAAAACCTAATAAAGATGGTGTCCAGTCATTCATTTTACTTGTATTTATTTACTATGGATTGTATGCTATCTAATCTAACTGCAATCTTCATAGTTAAACCTGCTTCAAATTTTGCTACAGGTTTTCCATTTTTATATATTACTATTGTTGGTACTGATTTTACAGATTTCTTTATTATGTCGCTTTGATCTTCTACATAAGCATATTGTACCTTTGTATTCTTTAATTTATCTAATTGATTATAACTATTTCTTTTGTTCCATTTATAATTAAAATGAACTGTAGTTATCTCTTGACCATAACTAAATACACTAAATAGTAAAGTTAATATTATAAGTCTCATTCTTTTATTATTATTGAATATAATTTCTCATCTATTTTGTCAAGCTTTTCTGAATTAGCATCAACCTTTTCTTCAGTAGAGATAATTGTTTCTCTGATTAATTGGTCTTTTAGATCATACTCTGTTCTTGAAACTTCAGGTTCTGGTAGAGCTTTAGCTTCTTCAATGTCAGCTTGAAGTGAATACCACATACCCACAACTGTAACCACCACTGCACCTAAAGTAATTAAGTTCTCAACGCTAATGTTGAACTTCTTTTTTTTAATTTCCTCTAAATCTAAATCTGCCATAATTATATTATTCTATTGTAAGTTCAACTACTTTCCAAGTAAGATTATCTTCATCCCACTCGTATATTTTATCTTCTGATGCATCTTCTGGGTATGGTACAGGTGCTTCCCATTTATAATTTTCATTTAATGACCAACTTGGAAATGGTTGTGGTGTATAAAAAGCATTATTATCAGGATCCCAAGTATAACCTACTCCTGCAAAATTATATCTAATATTTCCATTATAAGATGTTTGTACCCAATTCCTGTGACCAAATAATCCCTCACAAAAATCTATACCTTTTTGTTCAGATTCTTCTTCACCTAATAATAATTCGTTGTTATGTACAACAATTACTTGTGTTACTATATTATTTTCATCTATTTCTGCAAAGTGTGCCATATCTATTTATTTATGAGTGTACATAAGTACCACTTCCTGTATATTTTAATATTGTATCACTTCCATCAGTTGTTACAGTTGGAGAACCTGTTGTAACACCACTATATGCTGATGTAGGTAATCTGAATACGACTAATCCTGAACCTCCAGCACCTCCTAAATCAGTATTTTGTCCTGCACCTCCACCGCCACCTCCGAGATTAACTGTTCCTGCAGATGATGTAGTTCCTAACCTATCGCCACCAGTACCTCCACCACCAGTACCTCCACTTCCAGGTGATACACTATTTGTTCCATTTCCACCACCACCAGCGTAAGCAGTTGAACTTCCTGTTATTGATACCGCTAACCCAGCACCACCTGCAGCACTTGTAAATTCACCATTACCTGTTACACTTGTACCGACTGCAGAAGCACCTCCACCTCCAGCACCTCCAGTAAAGCCTACTGAACCTCCAGCGTAACCTTGACCACTTGTACCTGTATTTGAACCAGCTGTTGCACCTTGAGCATCACCTCCACCAGAACCACCAGATAATCCTTCAAATGGACCTGAACCAGCACCTGCACCTCCTCCACCAGCTCCACCACCTCCAACGGATGTTATTGTTGTAAGACCACTTGCACTAATAGATGAATTACTACCACTATTACCTCTGTTTCCAGCGGTTGTTTGGGAACCACCACCTCCTACTGTAAATGTATAAGTAACACCATCAGTTAATGTTATTTGTGATTCATTACTTGAACCACCACCGCTTGTAGAACCATAAGATGTACGAAGTCCTCCAGCACCTCCACCACCACCATAATATCCAGAACCACCAGAACCCCCTCCAGCAACAATTAAAAAGTCAGCTACTACTTCTGCGGCTGCCCCTAAAGAACCAAAATTTATACCTTGTCCAAACATTAACTTGCTATTTGAGAAATACTATACCAAAATTCAGTTGCACTAACACAAGTGATTTGATATAAATTCTTTGTAGAACTTGTATTATCATAAGTACCTGCTATTTTATTAAATGTACCAGCACCTCCACCTACTGTCCAAGTATCTGCTGTATAGCTTCCACCTGCTCCTGTTACTATTATTGTTTTAGTAATTCCTATTTTAGGGTTTGTTATGTTGAATGTTGTGTTTGCATTGGGAGTTAAAGTAAACACTTGTGCTGCATCAAAATCTACTGCGACTGTTGCACCAGCACTCAAAGCACTTGAAGTAGTAAATTCTGCATCTACTTTTTCATAAGAAATACCATCATCTTTTACTCTAACTGTGTCTGAATTTATTTCTATTGTTGAATCATCTACATTCACTGCTAAAGATACATCACCAGTCGTACCTCCACCAGTTAAACCATCACCTGCGGTAACACCAGTAATATCTCCACTTGAAGCTGCAACATAACTAAACGATCCATCACCATCAGATTGTATTAATTGACCACTTGTACCATTACCACTTATATTAAGTTGCGTAGCCGTAACTGCATTATCGGCAATCATTCCTGAACTTACCTCACCAGTTGAAGATGTACCAACTAAAGTACCTTTTGCAGTTGAAACAATGACACCTGTGTTTGTAAGTGTAAGTCCAAGTGCATTTCCTGCACCATCTGTCAATGCTTGTGCTGAACTATCTATTGCACCATTATCACCAACTTTCAAAAGCGATGTATAAGTATCTTTTATTTTATTACCTGTTAAACTTGCCATAATTTTTTATTTATAATGATTCCCAATTTTTATTTACATTCTCCCATTTTTGTTGATTCTTATTCCAATATTGTTTCAATTTACTTATAGCAGTCGCAACCTTGTTGCCCATTTTCGCTAAACTCATTCCAAGTCCTAACATACTATTCTATATAAGCAACTACTTTACCTGCAGCACAACTTATCGTATGGAATGTTCCATATATAATTAATCCTGCACTTAACTCTAAACTTGTTATTGATGTATCTCCACCTGTAGCTGCATTTGTACAAGTGATTGTTGAATCTTCTAATGCTTGTATTGCATTGTATTTTTCTCCAACTGTTGAAGTTCCGGATTGAGCAATGATTCTTAACCCAAACTCTCCAAAAGCTGCTTTTTGATAATTACCTGAATAAAATAAATCGTTTGACATAACTTGATATTTTATACAAAAATAACAAATTATAAATTAATGCTTTCGCCCTTGACCTCTATATTTTTTTTTGTAGCCAGTTTGACCTCTTGAAGCGTTTTTACTATGTCTTCCTGGTCTTCTTTTTTTGGGTTTTTCTATGTAAGAATGAAAAACTTTACGAGCCATTATTGCTTATAGATTTAAATTTCTCAGCACCCCTTGAACCAAAGTATGCTACATATACAGTAATGAGCAAACTTTTTAGTAAATCAATCCAACCAACATCAACACTAAAATCTAAACCACTTGAATCAACAAATATTAATAACACCATTGAGATAGTTAAAAATATTAGTGCCATTGGTCTTGTATTTTTAGATAGCCAAGAATCGCTTTTCATATCACTTGCCCATCTTTTAGAAACCTCTTGCATTTCTATTGTGTCTTGATTTAAAAGTGCTAATGCTTTTTCTTTATCTTCAGGTGGCAATACAGGATCTTTCTTAATAAGATTTTTGACAAGACCAAAAACTCCTTTGTCAGGTAAAACATCACCAAGTGAATCAATAATGTTTGAACCTGCACCTGCTAAAAATTTACCTACTGCAGTATCTTTTAGTTTCTTTTTTTCTTTACTCATCTTTTATATGATCTAAATTAAATGGGTGATATGTAGTAAAACCTTTACCAGGTTTTCTTTTTGCTTGATAAACAAGTTTTCTGTTGTTATCTTTTCTATATGAAGCGTGAATCCAAGCAGGGTTATCATCATCTCCTAACTCCCATATAAGTTTGTCAAATTCAAGCTCATTTTTTATTATGTAAAATAATTCACAATTAGTCATACCTGTTGCATCTAAATCTATTGCTTGTCCTTGAATATGTTGTGATGTTGTTGCAGATCCTGATATTGCTTTGTTTAACTCCTCACATCTAAAGAAACTATTGATTTGGATTGGTTCACCTGCTTTTTCTCTTAATGGTTCAAAGAGTTCTTCTGCTAATACTTTCATATTAGCTAATTGTTCTTCGTTAGGTGTGTTTTTTATTTTTAATCTTTTAGCAGTTGCAGAACCAAATGCTTCTTTCCAAGATATATGTTTACTAAAGTTTTCTTTTTTAGATTTTGCCATAATTATTAATTTTGTTGGACTCTGTTTGCAATATCAATGATTGCTCTATAATAAGTTTTTTCATCATCGTTCTCCTCGCTATATGCAACGCCATTTATGTTGCTTGTGAACACATTAAAATTGTTTGAAGTCAAATCAAAGAAATCTGTTGTAGATGTCTTAATTAGCTCTAAAATGGATTCTACAATGTCATTTACTTGAAGTTCTCCACCATCATCAGATAAAAATGCAGTTACAACCTCAATTCTTGTGATACATTCTACTATAAAATCGCTTTGGTTTTGATTTGTTTGTGTTGTGTCTGCTGAATAAACAATTATGTAAGGTTCACTTTGAGTTGATGGAACACGATTATATACAGGTACATTTGAACCCCCATAACTTACATTACCATTTAATAGTGTAAATATTTTTTGTCTTATAAATCTTATTGGCTCTTTCATCTTATTGCTCTTTTAATTGCATTGTTTAAATCTAAAGATAATCTTTTAAGACCTGTATTTATTTTGCTAAAGAAATAAGGTTGAGCTTTCATAAATCTTGTACCAAATTCAAGAAACCCTGAATAAGGTGCATTTGATTCGATTGCTTTTTTTCTTACATTATAAACGACATTGTTTCTTAAATTACCTGTATCAACTGGTATAGGTGGTTGTTTTATTTCTCTGACTATCTTCAATCCATTTTTATCAATAATCAAATCAGCTTCTTTTTCAGAAATACTTTGAAGATTGTCAAACAACTTATTTACTTTGCGAAGATCAGATTTATTTATTTTTATATCCATTACTCCCTTTTTGTTGCAGTTATTGTTGTGTAATATTTATAATTACTATCAAACATACTATTGATTTGAAATTGTCCACTTACATTTTCAATTTCAAGCAGATCTGTCGTTGCGATATCATCAGCAGTTTTTTTTCTTACAGTAAGCTCAATAACTAAATTTCTGTCTCTTTTACCATTTTTTGTTGCAATATCCCCACCAGTATAATTAACCATTGCCCAAATTGTTGTTTGAGTTCCAAGAGTAGATGTGAAACCACCAAAACCATCAACAGTTTTAGATTGTCTTTTGACTAAAACTCTTTTGTCTAATTTACCTGCATTCATTATATAAACATTGTTTTGTAAGAACTCAATATACTTTTAACATCAGTTGGTATTTCAGAAACAGTATTACCAATCACAAAATCAGCTCTATTATCGTATAGCGTTGATACAAGTTGTAAATTCGCTTGAATCAAGAAACTATCATTTATACCTGATGTAGTATAACTGACTATTACTTCTTCAGCAGGTAAATCTTCTAATTCAATGATTGTATCATCAAGACCATACTCTGTGTAAGCAGTCGTTGCCGTTCCATCTACAGTTATTGATTGTATTGAAGCTATTGGTGAAAATGGTAAAACAAATCTTTCATCAACACTTGCTAAATACAATTTTCTTGTTTTTGCTACAATATCTTTTGTAATATAATTTTCAATAATAATCCTTGCTTGTGTAATCATTTGACCAATCAAAGTATCATCAGCACTTGTATCAACTCTTAAATATGATTTAGCAGTTGCAGTATTGATAAGTTCTGATCCTGTCGTAGCAGTTATTTTTATTTGTGTATGAAAACGATTTAAAGGATTACTATAATATTTCATTACTTAATTTTTTTTGTTTTTCGCTTATATGCTTGTTTTAGTTCTTTGGTTTCTTTTTTCTTTTTTGATTTATCAATGTTGATTCTAAAAAACTCTAAAATATCTATTAACATAATTATTTATTTAAAACAAAAATACAAAAAAAATGCACCATAAAGTTTATAGTGCATTTGATTGAAAAAGAATAAAGAAAGAAAAAACTATTTGAAGTCAAAGTTATTAAAAAATATTGAATTATTATTTGTAAGACTTAATCTTATTGACACTCTTACACCATCATTTTTAAATATGAAAAAACCTTTGAACTTATCTACCCATACTGCAAAAAAATCTACATCTTTTTTTGTATAAGCGTGATGCCAAGCAATATGTATTGTTTTTCTATGTTTTCGAAAATCTTGTGTGGTAGATTTTATTTGAATGCGATATATGTTATCTCCAGTATCAGCGATACAATCATAAAGGGAAGAATGTATTAGGGGGTAGGAAACTATTATGTCTCTTTTAAGACATTCAATACCAAATTGATATTCGGCAACACAACCTATTGCATTGCTATCCATAAAATAAAGTTACAAAAAAAGTGCCTAATAAGAATTAGACACTTTTAAAACTAACCAATATGAAAAAATATCACTTTTATAAACCTCTCTATAAAAGCAATTTTGTTAAGATTTTAGTTCTTTACTCTTTTCTATTTCATCTTCTATATTATAAACTAAACCTAATATTTTAAAGTACACATCATTTGAAACAGTTTCTTTATTTAAATTTTCAGATACTATTCTCATAATCTTTGGTGCTATCTTTCTTGCATTCATCTAAATAACCAAAATAAAAAATTTACAAACATAATTGACCAAAATGTAAATTGAGCTAATCCCCAACATAAATACTTTAATATTCTTTTTTGCAGCTCCTTATCAACTTTCATATTAATATCTTGCTTTGTTGCTTTATATACTACTTTCATATTAATTAATTAATGTGTGTATAGTCCAAAGACAAAAAAACATTCCAATACCCAAGATCAAAAACCCTACAAATGTTAATGCTTCAATTATTTCTTCTTTATTCATATTTTCTAATTTTTAACAAAGTAAAGCAATATATTTATTATATGCAAATATTTTTTACATTATTAATATTTTTTTATATATTGTTAATATGAAAAAGACAATTAAATACAAACCTCTACAATTAGAAGGTGGTCTTTGGCTTGTCAATTATGTTTTTGAAGGTACTGAACTCGGCAGGACATTTTGGACTAAAGAACAAGCAGAAAGATTTATTAAGAAAGTAAAATAAAAAAAGGGGCATGAAGCCCCTTTATTATATAAACTCTAATTAATTATAGAGCTGCAACTACTGTAGCGAATGTACCTCTACATAGTGCATTTGGTAAGTAAGTAGTCATTGCTAACCTTTCTTGAACTCTTACTGTTACAAAGTTCTTTTGAACATTGTCAGAATCTTGCTCAAAGAACTCAACACTTACATTCTCTCTCTGCCAAATTTGTGCAGCTTGTGAGAAATTACCTACGATAAATTCTCCTTCTGCCATTGCAGTTGAGATTCTAAATGGTACTCCCATAAATGTTGGTTGCAGACCTTGATATACTTGATCTTTTAAGTATCTACTATCACCATCTTTAAGTGCAAGAATCTTGTGGAAATCTGTTGGGTGCATTAAAATCCCATCTGAAGTATAATTAGCTTTTGCAACTTGGTTAAGTGCAGTAATTAATACATCAATGTTTTGTGGGTTTGCAATAACACCATCAGCGAATCCTGAAGCAGCATTAGACCAAATAGTAGCAGAATTTCTTAATCCTTCTAAATTTGGTGCAGTACCGTTTCCACCTAATAACTGGTCATCTTCAACTGCCATTAACTTGCTTGGCACTCTTGCCGAGATGTAAGATGTTAATTGCTCTGTATCATCAAGCATTTGCTTTGATAATCTTAAGTAAGTACCAATTAATTCTACATTAGCAGTAGAAGCAGTTAAGTTAAAGTCAGTTTGTCCAAGTGCATTACCCTCTGCAGTTGCAGCAGCACCTTGTGTATAAGCAGATTCTTTGATATATCTTATTGTATCAGAACTTGTTGTTCCAACAGGTACGATAGATCTAATGTGAACTGCGTTTGCAGGATCAAACTTAATTCCTGGTACTCTTTGAGCAGCGATAACCTCACCTGTATAGTCGGCTGCAGTTGTCATATCAGCTTTTACTTCGAATGAAGCAGCTCTTGATTGTCCTTTTTTAAGACCTTCAATAGCACCACCTTCGATAGCTTCTTTTAAAGCACCTTTAAAGTTCACTGGCTTACTTTCGATAGCATTTTTTTTAGCTGCCATTTCGATAGTATCCATTCTCTTTTGCATTTCATCATTCTTTGCAAGATATTCGTTAGATAGGTTTGAAATTTCACTTTTAAGTGATTCTTCAATCTCACCTTTCGCATTATCTTGAGCCGAATTAAATGCTTTCTCAATTTTAGAATCAACTAAATCTCCGATTTGGTCTAATTCTTTTTTGATTTCATCGTTCATTTTTTTACGAATTTAATTTATTAAACAAATATTTATAGATTTCGCTATTATCTGATTTAATCTCTGTCGGCTCTGTAACATCAATATCAGTTGGCAGAGTGGCACTATCGTTAAAAATTGATTTTAGCTTGATGAGTTCTGCTTCAATAGCATAACCCATATTGTCAGAAATGTTACCCTTGCGAATTAACTTCACAAGTTTATCAAATCTTTTCAATACTTTCTCCTTATCTACATTCCCTTTTACATCTAATATCATCGCTTCATCATTTGCAGCAAGTGTAACGGCAGAAATCTCATAGAGTTTTACCTCTGTAAGTTTTCTATTGTAACCATCACCCATTCCTGCTTCTTTCTGAAGTGGTAATATACCTACACTATTTTCGGTAATCACCCCTGCTTTCATAAGTTCTAATACATCATTTCCAAGTTGTGTTTTAGGAATCTTCGCTTCAAACATTAATCCTTTATCATCTTCATATAGGTTTACCATTTTACCTAATGGTTGATCCATATTGTGTTGATATAAATACTTAACACGACTTCCATTCTCCATAATCGTTTTTGTATATGCACCTGGTGTTATTATATCACCATCGCTATCAACATTATTAAATACTGAACCATAACCTTTTACGATTCCTGACTTTTCATCGGCATCAACTAATTCACCGATTGGGCTTGACTTATATATTATATTTTCCATTTTACAAAGATATTAATTTTCTATATACTTATATTCTACAAGATCAAAAGCACTACTATCTTCAATTACCTCAATTTTTCTACCATTAGCATTTTCAAACATTTCAATTAGTTTGTCAATATCACCACCTGGAAAGCTAATATTAGGTACTTCAGCGTTAGGGTGAAGTTTTAAGTATTCATCTTGTAATTTTATTAATTTGTCAAAATCTTCCATAATTATAATTTTATTGGTGTAAATTCTCCTGATTCTAATAATTCATCTAATAGATCTAATGCTTCTTTATATAGTTGTGGGAAAAACTTCTCCATAATAACATTACCGTTATATTTCCAATCATAAACATTAGCAAAAACTTCAGCATAATCATTACCTTTAGATTTTAAATAGTAATTTCTTCTGTGTCCATAACCGTAATTTTTCATTTTGTTTATAGCACCAAAAAAATCATTAGTAGAAACCCAATCAAAATTTAATTTTTCTTTAGGAATATTTGGAAATAACTTTCTTGTATTATCTAATGGAGTACCAATAGACAAACCTCTATTTATATTTTCAGCTAATCTACTGTTCTTTAAAACTAATATTCCTTTTGGATCAAGTTTTTGAAACATTTCCGACACATTATTTAAGTCAAATTTTTTATTGACTAATAACCTATCTCGCCAATCTTTCATTTTTTCTACAAATCTTGGGTGTGCTAAATGATCTACTCCTTGTCTGTACAACAATTTTTTTGTATTATGTATTGAATGACCTATTTCGTGAACAAGAACTCTTTTACCATCGCCTTGTGTCCACCAATTATTTTTTGCCTTTTTTAAACCAATATAAATAGTGTTTTCTCCAGGTCTATAAAAGTTACTTGATGCATTTTTGTTTAATTTAAAATTTACAGGTTTTACAAAATTTCTTAAATAGCCATCATCTTTTGGCAATTCATACCCTAATTTTTTCAACTCATCTATTTCGCTTGGATAAAATTTAGGTCTTTCCTCTTGTATAGCAGTTTGTCTTGGCACCCTAACTGGCATTGGCTCAATTCTTTCAGGAATACTTTCCTCAATGATTTCTTCTTTTGGAAAAGGTGCATTGGTACATCTACAATTAATAACATTAGCAGCAGATCCTCTGCTATCTCCAGGATATGCTAATTCCTCACCACCTACTAAAAAGTTTTTGTCCATATCGACTACTTGTCCATTTGCTTCAGCGTGGTCTATTCTAACTCTTTCATCTAAAGTAGCTATCCACTCTTTTTTTAAGTTTTCTTTACCAAAAACATCAGTAGCACTTTGATTAGTAGCATAGTTTGCTGCATTTGTGCTTTCAGTTCTTACTATTCGTTTTGCATTATTTACAGACATACCCTTAAATTTCTTTCGCAGTATTCTACCTGCTTGTACCTCATTCATAGATTGAAATTCAGGATCTGCCATATATCTTTTTAAAACCTTAACAAATTCTTTTTTACGATTACCACTAATACTTACAACTCTTGCACCTGCTACTTGACTTCCTATATATGCAAACTTTTCATTCCATATATCCTCATATTCTACATCAATGTTTTTTGTTATGTACTTGTCAAAGTTTTGTGCATACCACTTGGCAAACTTATTGCCCACTTCTTGATAAAGTTCTTTATAAAGATTTATTAAGTCGCTTTCCTTAAATTTAAATTCTAAACTTGGGATTTGTTTATTGGCTTTTAAAAACTCCTCGATAATACTATTGCTTTCATTAACAAGATACTTAACCCATTTCTTGTCTTGTTTAGCTTCTGCAATATCTAATTGATTAAGCCAATCTTTATGATAGTTTTGTTTGAATTTTTTAGTCAGCATTTTCTGAAATCCTTTTAGCCCAAGAAACCATTGCTTTGCCACCCCAAAGATTATAAGCTACATAACCTTTGTCTTTATAAGGTTCGTTTCTATATTCTTCAGATATTTTCGCATTATCCTCGTGTCTCGCTAAAAAGCTATGTATTCTTTTTACTGTATCAAGTGATAGTGGTTCTCTATTTGCAAGTTGATTAGCTCGTTTCCAACCAACCTCTGTACCACCCTTGACTACATCTCTACCATACTTTTCTCTCCAACCTAACATTCTCTTTGCATTGTTTGTAGCACCTTGTGGATAATCTTTGTAGCTTTCAGCTTTGCTTATTGATTTTTTACTTGACATTGGGTGTCCACTTGGTAAAAGGTCAGTATCGTGTTTGCCACTTCTAAACTTTCCATTACGCAAAACATATAAAAATGAGTTTACTCTTGCATAAGCCCATTGATCTTCACTTGTTACATTTGGTCTAACACTTTGAGGATTTGTTCTATATGCACCAACACCTCTATTGAATACAGTTTGCAAAGTCCTATAAGAAGTTCTTTTTGTTTTATCATTGCCTACTTTTTCGTTATGTTCTTCTACTTTGTTTTTTAAACCAGTTTCTACCGAACTACCTGGTTTTACTGGTTTGTCAATATAATCACCTTTTACATCTGAACCAACAATATCTATATAATCATCGTGTGAAGCACACGGCATATAAATCGTTCTCCCATCTTCTGTGTGAGTGTGTGTTCCATTACAACCTATTGCTTCTGCTCTTTCTCTTGCTTCAAGTTCAGTTGTAAAAACATCTCTACGAATCCTCTCTTTGTTATCAAGTAGTTCATTGTAATCAATCTTTACACTCTTAATATCTTCTTCAATCACATCATCTTGTAGTGGCACAAGATTCATTGGTATATAGAAATCATTTAACTTCTCGTTATCTGATTCAACACCATAACTCATTGCTTGTCTTTTTTCATTTGGAGTTAACCACCAAGCACTTGACATTTGGTTCACCACTTTGTCCATCTCCTCTTGCAATTCAGATATGCTTGTATAATCAAAGTCAATGTATAGCTTTTCACCATAAGCAGGAACTAACCATCTGTTTAGCTCATCTCTTATTTTGTTTAGTTCAGGAATAACTGCACTTTGATATAAACTCTTTTTTGCTTCTATTACATTGTTGTAAGTAGAAGATTCTGTGTTGTTTAATAAAACTGCAGGTACTGAATAAATATTACATAAGTCCTTGATACTTGCATTGTATTGTTCTATAAGGGACAGATCTGATGCTGACATACCAAAGTTAATCCAAGAAAGTTTTTTTGGTGTAATTACAATATCACCTGCATTGTTAGAACCTGAATAGTTTTGTCTAAACTTCTCTTTTAGTTGTTGTGCTTGTACTTCGTTAATATCACCCTCATCACTCATAAGCACACCTCTTGCAGTTTGGTTTTGTAAATACTTTGCACCAGTTGTAATTGCTTCATTATTTGTGTCTAATGATCTTAAACCTGCTTTTAGTGGGGACATTCCGTATAAATGACTTCCAGTACCATCATAATAAGGGTTAAAATCTTTTATGTGGCAAATATCTTCAGCTTCCATCTTATATTGACCATTATACTCTAATGAGTATGATTTAACTGGTTCAAATATCCCACCACTATTTATTTCTACCTTTTGACTTGGTAAAACATATAATTCCTTA